TTGCCACTTGAACCGATCTTGGCATAGTTGCCGCTTGAACCGATCTGGGCAGAGTTGCCGCTTGAACCGATCTGGGCAGAGTTGCCACTTGAACCGATCTTGGCATAGTTGCCGCTTGAACCGATCTGGGCATAGTCGCCGCTTGAACCGATCTTGGCAGAGTTGCCACTTGAACCGATCTTGGCATAGTCGCCGCTTGAACCGATCTGGGCAGAGTTGCCACTTGAACCGATCTTGGCATAGTTGCCGCTTGAACCGATCTGGGCATTATGCTCATCATTTGTTAAAATGGTTTCCGTATTAACTTCCCCCGGCTTACATTGCTCCCAAATAAAGTCTATGGCCGCTTTAATAAATCCCGGCAACCCTATCTCCGCAACAACATGTAATTTACTAGAAGCAATTTTGGTATCATCGTTACATTTGTCAATCTTCCCGCTTGCTTCTGTTTTTGCATACCGGCTATTATGCGCCGGGTAATAGTTCCATACGTCAAAAGGATTTATACAAGAATGGAACCCTTTGCTTCCGCATCTAATAGCGTCATCAGATTCATAACTGCCGCCCTCTTCGTATTGCATACCCCGGCATTTAAAATCCTTATCTAGCCCCTTATAAGTCACAATAACCTCACTCATGCCGCTTTCCTCCCCTTCTCTCCCCTCTCATCCTCCGCGAATATCTCCCGCATAGTACGCGGGAAGTCGCGCAAACCGTAGATAATGACGGCACAGGCTATGGCGTAGAATATGCCGGTTAATATACCAAGTTCCCATTGATCCATTTAATCACTCTCCTTAAACCACGGTGCAAACCTCTCCATATCAAACCAGATCCAACCGCACCATACCGAAGAATACCTTTCCACTCCGGTCCTCGGTGCTAGCCTTATCTAAACTCACCAGATCATGCCTCGCAATAACTTACCTCTGATTACCATGCCGAACCTCTCCATTCCAGCACAAGCAACACCTCGGTGCTTACCAAGTCCAACACAACCTAACCCAACACCCAACACCACCGCGCATCAACTTACAAAGCCGTGCCTCTCCAATCCACGGTGCTCGCCCTATTCCTTGACTTCTTCCCAAATTACAAGATCATAACGGCCATATGTCGGTCGAAAATCGGCTAACCCTACAAACCTTCCGGCGTCAGACACAAGCCGCCGCAAAAACTCAGGCGTCACATATTCAGGTAGTAGGGATGTAATTGAAAATTCAACTTGCCAACCTGCATAAAATGCTGGTCTTGTTCTTGTGATGGCCGCTCTCTGAATTACCACACGTTGACGATCTAAATAATCCCATTCTTCGACAGGTTTACCATCAACCAAAATCGGAGATAATACAGGAGAAGCAACTACCGCCGCTTGAACTAAATCTTTTGCCATTTTACGCGGGCTTCTTGGGTCTTGGTGAAACCTTGCCGCCTCTACTATAGCCCGTTGGATATACCGTCCAGGCATACAAATATAGTTGTTTTGGTCGCGATAAACGTATACTTCCGGGTTATCCGTTTTTTTTGCCTTGCTTCCTTTGGCTGCTTTCGCCCTTGCTTCCACTTCATCATCAGACCAACGATGAAAAAGTAAATCTGCTGTGCCACAAATTGTTATATTTACGCTAAACGGAGCAACAATTAAATAATCAGCATCATTTGAAACGCTACTTTTTGCTTGCATATAATACCCTCCTATTTCTTGATAAATCAGTAATTCTGTGGTAAAATCTAATTAAATGAAAGTTTTCCTTAGAGCACTCTGGCAGGAGTGCTTTTCTCATGTACTGCCATCTTATACAGCACACAACATGCAACCAATTCCCTAACTATCTCCCTCCCTGCCTGATACGTGTCGTACTCATGCGGTTCTATGCGGTTATCCTTGGTTATCTCCACTAAGTCGCGGTGCATATCTGCGACTTTATTTATTGCGCTGTAGAGATATGAGAACGCTTGCGATAGTGGCATGTTAGGCAGTTTCGGCAGCAGTTCCCGGCCTATGGGATTAGCGCGAAGCCATTCCCACATTAGCATGGGAGAGTTTAGCACTTCTGCCATCCGTTGCACCTTATCAGCACTTGGTAATGATGTGCCACAGTAGTATTTGGAAATCATCTCTCTGCTAACTCCGACCATTTCTGCAAGCTTTTCTTGTGACATGCTGTTTGCCGTAATCAGCGCATTTGCAAATTCGCTATACATTGAATCACCTCACTTTCTCTAGTAGACTAAAAGTGGATAAACCAACCACCCCCCACCTTAGCCGCTTCGTGCGGCATCCTTTTTAAGAAACGGCCTTCTTAGGCTTACATAGATATACGTCCCTACACACTCGCCTCATCCTCCCCTGCCCATCTATGACGCGGCAGAGATCACGGCGGCAACGCCATTTACCACAGTAGGCACAACGGTTGCGGCTCAACTCCATCACCCCCACAAAATGAACCATATCGCCGCCAGAATCCCCCATATAGCGGCCCCGGCAATCACTCCGTTACTCAATGCACATCACCATACTTTAGTCTCCGCAAAGCATCATGCGCCTTATCAAGGACAAAATTTGCACACCTGCCTCGCGTCCTAGGGCAATTGCTACAGTTCATACGGCAGGTAAAGCCGCCTTTGCAGGTGAGCGCAATGCCTTGATTATTACAGTAGTTGCAATGACACATGCTCATCACTCCCGAAAATGCGATTGTGTAAAACCTCGGTTTTTGCCCTATACTGTGCCATCTGCTCCACGCAAGCCAGCATACCTTGTGCCACATCCCCGCGCAGATTGTCGCGTAGTATTTCGGCTAGTCCGTTTAGTTGAGTAGCAGTGTACTGGCTACCGTTTATAATCCGTTGCATGCGTCTGTAGCCGTAGTTTCTGCCTGTCATTAAGCCCACCTCGCCAGTTTTAGTATTTCGGGCAGATAATAAACCCCCGCCGCCGTCAATCCTACAATGTGCCAGCCTAAAAGCTTTTTGCGGTCAACGATGTCCCGTATAACAAACATTGCACCCGCACACATTAACCACGGCATAATTACGCCTCCCTTCTCACGTTAAACACGATCAGCCCCGCAATCCATAATGCGATAATGCCCCCGACAAACAGCAATAATGCTTCGTACATGGTTCATACCTCCCTACGCTTCATATTTACTTGCTCAGTAGTCGGTCAATCTCAGTAATAGGTACAATCCAGCGTTTGCCTATCCGTGTTGCTTTGATCTTGTTACTATTAATGTAGTTCATTACGGTAGTCCGAGACAGGCCGAGAATCTTACTTGCCTTGCTTGCGCTAATTCCTTGCTGCTTTACTTTCATTCAATCACCACCAATCGTATAGAATGTTTTTAACAAGGGATGGTTTGGATTTTTAACGTGTTTTTCGTTTGCCTACCATTATAATAGCACTATCTGTAAAGTGTGTCAACATATTTTTCGTTTAAATTTATATAATTATCCCTTGTTTATTATTTTTTTATCGTAAATTATGAAAAGGGTTAAACGGAAAAACATATAATACTACATGAATAGCCTCACACAATCCTCACAAATACTAATGAAACGGAGGTGAGAATATGATTTTTCTAGGAGCGAAACTTCGCAAACTTCGTGATGCTATGGGATGGTCAACAATTGATGTGGAACGTATGACAGGGTTAAGACAATCAATTATTTCAGGATTAGAAAACGGGCAAACAAAAAATCCCCGACCAGAGACTGTTGAAAAGCTCTGTCGGGGACTTAAAGTTAACGATGAATTTTTTTACTTAGAGGATGCTACGTTGCCGACCGATTTGCTTCCTGATATGCCGGACGAAACAAAACGATTTATAATGTCAGGCGACAATATCCCCTATCTAATCATTTCCGAACGAGCAAAAAGGGAAGGAATCCCGCCTGAGGTGTTACAACAGATGTTAGAACTTTTAATCCGGAATCGTAAATAATTACCCTGCCATTAGGACATACGATTTTCAAAAAAAATGCCTCCGTATAAACCACCTCTTTATAGAATTTTATTTAGTAACTTATCTAAGTTCTGTGACGAATCCTGTAATCCTTCTTGAATCTTTTCAATAAAATGTATATTTACAGAACTGGGACATGCGTCCTGGTTTTTTTGTTACAAACCTCTTATCCCCAAAATTTCCACCAAGGACGTTTTTCCTGTAGCTTTCTGATATGTCCTAGCAACACCCGATCTCGCTCATTTAGTCGTTGGTCTATGTACTCCCTAGCGGCTAATGTTTCTTCTCTGGCCGCTATAGCCTGCTCACCTGCATTTATAACCATGCGCTCTAGTTGCGTTATTCGTTGCTCTTGTTGTGCATATAAGGCAATAAAGTTATCCGCAATAGGATTTACGGGCATTGTCGGCTCTTGCGTTGTTGTTACACTAACTACGTTGTTTTCATTGCTAACATCAACAAAACTAGGAAATTCCTGGGCTAACCGTTCCGCAACATCATCAACACTAGCGGCTTCTTTTATGGTAGCGACAATAAACCGGAATACGTTTAATGCTTCCGGCTTGAATCTCCGCTTTCGACCTTCTCCAACAGTAGGGAAAAACTCGATCAGTTTACCGTGATTAGCATACCAACGGATGGTTGATTCTGGTATCTGGAGCCGCTTGGAGATCTCTTTTATTGTTAGCATGTGGATAACTCCCTTTGCGTTTTAGGTATTAGTTATACATTTTTACGCTTGACACCTTCTTTTGTAGATGATAGGCAGGTAATCAGAAACAGGAGGGCATAGACCGCCCCTATACGGGGACGGTTTGCCCATATAGGCAGTATAAACTTTCGCAGTATGGGTTTTTGAACAAGGCTCGAAGGACTCCGTTACCGACCAATATATCCTAGCTTTACGCTTTGCCTTGTTACGCTGGATCGCTCCATCGGTGCTGTACGCGGTGTAGCTGCTGCATAACACAGTTAACGGATGGATATAAGAGGCCCTCCCGTTTCCGGCCTCATATCCTGTACTAAAAAAGGACAATCCACCTTTCGATGGTTGTCCCATTAACTGCCCCTAAAAATGTACTGGTACGTACACTATGTAAAAAAATCCTTAGAAATACTTGATTTTATACCGTGTATACGTTATAATACAAGTAAATCTCGTTATCTGGGGTTGACAGTTAACGGGAGCCTCTAAGGTGCTGGAAACACCGTGGAGGCATTTATTTTTTTTATCTTCTTTATTATAGCACAATTACCATATTAATGAAAGAATATTTTTCAATATATTGCATACCCTATTAAATTAATGATTTAGGCCATAATCCAAACAACGTCCGATAATATCCATTGTGTTAACAAGGCAAAACGGCTTAAACCCGCATAAATACTGTTGTTGTGGACTTGCTATAACTTTGTCAGTTTACATATATCGATAAATAGGTAAAATGTCCACTGTACGCACTACTTTTTACAGTAAAACCCTCTGCTAAAGATAGTAAGATAAAACAAAAAAGGGGCAAGCCGAAGCCTACCCCTTTGCCGCAAAGCATATTGCAACCAATATTGCCAAATCTTTCTCAAATGTCAGTTTTCTAATTTTGCCCTTGGTTTCCTTTTCGTATATCTTGAAAGATTCGTTTATCTGATTCAGAGAGTTGTCTAAGTTCTTCGATTTCTCTTCGGCAATCGCTAATTTGATTTCTAGTGCTATTAATCTCTCTTGCTGTTTCGCTGAGGCCGTTTGATATTCTTCCACTTTCTGCTGCGCACTCGCCAAGTCCTTCTCTGACTTCGCCAACGATGTTTCCAATCTCTCGATTATCTGATCGCGCGTCGCCGAGTTGGTTTCTAATGTCTGTAGCTGTTCCTCCGTGATCGTATACGCTGAGCACGTCCCAAACGATGTAACTAGCAATAAGCAACACAATAGCAACGATAATATACTTTTTGGTAGTCGCGTCAATGGCTAAAAACCTCCTTTAATTGACACCCCAGCAATTAAACCAATGACAACACCAAACCCAAAGATATAGCCGGACTGTTTATTAATAACGGCATCAATTTTTGCATCAAGTTTTTCTAATTTGTCAGCTTCAGAAATAAACCAATTGGCGATATTCCGCAATGTTTTAATCATTTTCATTCTCCTTTCTAATCTAAAATCTCCCAATCCTCGGCCATGATGTCCTCAAACGTTGGCGTCCATCTGTCCACGTTTTGCAGGTTAATAATCCTGTCGTTAATCCATTTGCAACGGCTGACATCCTTCCCGTCTTTTATAGCTTGAACTGCCGCGCCGATGTCCACCTTATCAACCCTACGCACAACCATAACTACACCCCCGCAAAAGCATTAATAGCACGACAAATAACCTCTGCAAATGTCTGTTGCGAATTTTCGTCTGCAAGCAGGGCCTCTTCGTCAGGATTTGATATAAATGCCAACTCTGTCAAAATGGCTGGCATATCGGTATATTTTAAAACGTAATAATCAGCCGTTTTAGTCCCTCTGTTTGTCAACCCCATACCGGATAGACTGGAATTAACATACTGTGCCAGACGTGAACCAATGCCGCTCCCTTCGCAGTAATATGTTTCCGTACCATGTGCGGCGGGGTTCTCGGCGGCGTTACAGTGAATTGAAATGAATATCTCCGCGCCAAATTGGTTAGCCTCATTACAGATGTCCTCTAGGCTATTAGACTGTATAAACTGCGTTTCATGTCCAAAATACTGCAATAAAGCGCATAGCCTTTCCGCTACCGATTTTGTAACATCAGATTCGCGCGTACCGTTTGGGCCTACTGCGCCGGGGTCAACCCCTATCATATGCCCTGCATTTACCGATACTTTCATTCTATTTACCCCCTTCCGTGTATTTCTTAACCCCATATGCCGCCACACAAGTACTGACAAACGCGGCTAATTGTGTCCATGCAGAAAACTTGCAATTAAAAAACTGCTCGGCTATCCAAGCAGTACAGAACACAATAATAGACACCCACGCCCAAACTCGCGGGGCAGATATATATTGAAAATCAAAGTCATCGTATAGGGTTAGGGCTAACTGCCGCAAAAACCACTTTATCCATTTCCACATATTAATTCCCACTTGTTATATGTTTCCATATCGCTCCGCCCATTGCAACAATAGCCAACCATATATAATACAACCTGTCTTTAGCTATCTTTGCAACAGAGCAATTCGCGCATTTATTTTTCATGTCGTCTTTGATTTCAATGATAGTATCTTTCAAATCTCCTTTTAGTTCCGAAAAATCTCCCTTTAGGTCAGCGAAGTCATTTCGCAAGTGTTTTATTTCATTGAGTAGTATTTTATACTCTTCACTCACATCTTCGCCCCCTCTTTAATGCATAAAAAATAGACCTCATACAAGGTCAACCCCTTCCCGGTTATTTAGTTTCCCGGTTTGGTTGCTAGGCACAAGACCACCGGGTGGGCCATACAACGGTTAATTACTCCGCTGTTGTGCCTAGCGGTAATATTTTACCACTAGTGAAGGTAATTAACAATATCCCTCTTGCGCTCACCTCCTAATATTTGGTATACTTTACAAAAAAGGGGTGCAAAAATGTTAGCGTTGATGTTTTGTGGAGTTCTTTGGCTGATCTTGTTTCTACTGCTGTTTGATACGTTAGGAACATATAGATTAATTATTAATGAGCCTATACATATTGCATGTCTTACTTATTTGATTGCCTATCCCATTGTGGCATTAGCGATGTTGTTTGAATCAATAAAGGTTAGGCGGTGATACTATGTATTTAGTTTATGGTCTGCTTGCAGTGTCTGTATCCCTTGCGCCATACTTATGCAAGATGTGCGGATGTAAACCAAAACTATTGCTGAGAGACTACGGCACCGGCGTGGAAACGCTCACGTATGGGGATGAAGTTAGGGAGGTGAAGAAAATAACATGGTTATAGCATTGCTAATTGCAGGTGCGATTATTATTGCAGGGACTGTTTGGTTAGCACTCAAGGCAAGCGATTTTGCAACAGAAGACATGCACAAGGTTTAGCGAGGTATGAGGGACTTACTTTTTAGTAGGCCCCTCATATTATTAAATTAGTAGTCTATCGCGTTCTCATATTCCGGCAAGGGTTTGAGGTATACATACCCCTTGCCGTAAAACCATAATATAGCCTTTTCCCCTAATTGCCTGTTAGTGTACGTCTGTCAACCCACGTTCCGGGAGTGCCGCCAACTAAGCAATCCCATCCGTTAACTACATACTTGCTCCCCACGCCCCCTGCTTCTGCCCGTGTAATGTTCTCGGCTGTCTCCCCAGCAACATACGTTCCCGCAGTAGGAGCCGCCGCCGCATATATCCTATCGCTGTTTCTGTACTTTGCCAGCTTCCCGGCGTGTTCCTGGTCGGTCATTATCAGCCCTGCCAAGTCAACGTATGATGTGGCTGTAGCAGAAGAACATGATCTAAACCGGATATATCCCATTGGCTTATTAATCAGTACAGGATAGTCAAACCGGATATAATAGCCCATCTTGCCGAAACCGGAGCGTAACTCCTGACCACTAACCGTTGCGACACCATAGGAGCCGTATGTCGTGGTAGAGGCTAATGTATACTCGCTGTTAGTGCAATATACTGCCGGGGCATATGTTGCGCCATTTTGGAAGGTGTCTCCCACAAAAGCAATTATTCGTGCGATTTTGCCAACCAAATGCGGGGCATAATAAGGAATATCAAAATAAGCCGCCGCCGCGCCTACCGCCGTTACTCGGATAATGTTGCCGCCTATGCCGTTGTCTCCCCGGTTTGTCAAGGTGACGTTGCTCTGTACGGTGATGTCGTTTAAATGACCGGATTGTGCGCCTACTGCCGCGCCATCAAGTCTGCTGAATGTGCCATTTACTATATAGTTCGGTATCTCTTCGCAGTAGTTATAGTCAGATGATGCAAAGCGGGGCATATATTGAGTTGTGTATTTGACGTTTTTACTGTAGACCTTCCCGCCTGTGCAGTAAATATCAGAGCCATAGAAGCGGGTAGTGGATGAGCTTTTCGTGATTATCAGCGTAGCCGCCGCGTTTGTTTCGGTAGCCGCTTGGCTGATGACAAACGTCCCTGCATCGTGATCGACGCTTGACACCGTTGTTCCTGCCGGTATGCCTGTCCCCGTGATCGTTTGAGCATTAGCAATATTGGACGTAGTCACAGGCGTAACCGTGGTGCTGCCGGAAGTGATAGCCGCCGCAATATCAAAGGAGGTCAATGTAACTGTTCCGTCTGACCCGTGGGCATTGCGTTCCAAGGTAAGGTTTTTCAGCCGCACTTCTCCCGAAGCTATTTCCACGCCATGAGTCGGTACGCAAGGGTTAAAGGACAAAAAGTCTGAGGAGCCCCCGCCGTGGATTGTCTCGGTCTCCTGCCCATCAATTATAACAGTGCCGCCGTTGACGTATACGGGAACAATAGCCCCATCGCCAAGATAGGCTTTATTGAGGGAAACCGTTCCGGCCTCCGCATAAATATGGTAGGGGTTTTGCTCGAAGGTGGGATTGTCAAACTCAATCTGGTTTCCTGTCGGAGTCACCCCGGCTAACGATGCCTTTATCCATAAGCCTTTCCCGGAACAGCCAGAGGTATAAGTAGTTAATGAGGCTGCGCTATTTGTCGCAGTAGCATTCCTGCTTATTGTAAACGTGCTTGCGCCTACGCTCAATATAGTTGCCCCGGAAGGGATACCAGTGCCGTAAATAACATTGCCCACATAAATATGCTGCATTGACGTTGGCGTAACTACCGCACTGCCTGACGTAATAGCCGCCGTCACACTGACCGCAGAACAACGCCACGCACGAAACCTTTTAGCCTTTAACGTGCCGATGGTATGCGTCGAGGTTGTCCTGTCAAGTACAATGCCGTTCTGGCACATATAGGCCGTGACGTTGTTAATCGCATTGTAGTATGACCTGCCGCCGTAAACAATGGCCGTATCCAGCTTATAGAAGTTGCTGTCGTTGATATAGATATTCTGCGGACTTCCCGCTGTGGAATCGCCAAACCTAATGCCAGTGCCGCTATACTTTGCCGTCCCTCTGTGGTAAATGTTGAGCCCCCATATTGTAGTAGCGTTCGATAGTTGAAATACCGGGTAGCCTGTAGGGAAAGTGTCGTCTATTTGGATAAGTGCAGAGGAAGAGAACTTATTCGCCCCGGAGAACTCCAACACCAAACCTTTGCCTGTCGTGGGAGGCGTTAAAGTGGTTGTCACATAATAATAGCCATCCCCGGAAGGGATAGCCGCAGGTATGGGGAATTTGATTTTCTTGCCAGGACTAGCAGTAAAGCAAGCTTGAATTGCCGCCGTGTCGTCTGTGCCGTCTCCCGTTGCCCCTGCCGCGCCGGAATATGGAGCCCGGACATCGGCCCAAGGCCCTTTAGTTTTTACATCAAGTGTGCAAGGTATGTCGGCATAGTCGTCATATGCCTGTGTCCCCGGCAAACCTTGATACACATAAATAGTTTGGATATCGTCACTCATTTTTTATCCTCCTAACCCACAGGCAAAATGCCTTGCGCGTAGTTGTTAATCGTGCCGTCAATCTCCGTAATAAACAGCCTGTATGAACACAAGCCTTTAGGGTAAACTGATGTAAAAGCAGGTGTGCGGGTCATCTGCACTCTCCCGGTCGTATAACCCATAACCAGCCCCGCGCCGTCCGTCAGTGTGGCGTACAATGCGCCATCGTGATAGATGTGCATTGCCACGGTGCAGCCGGTAAGGTTTTTTACAACGTCGTTTACCTTGATCTCTAACCACTGAGACTCATAATCCGCGCCCCTGGTCATCGGCCAAAGTTCAATATTGGCGGGGATAAGCATGTAATCACCTCCAAGGCATAATAAAAAAAGGCCGAAGCCTTTTAGAAAGGGGGATATATAAAATAAACATTTTTAAAGTGATACTTACCAATGTTGGTAAGACCGTCCTTGTATGGTCGGGAATGATTCTTTTAACGGTTATGTTTGGGGTTTTTTCAGAATTTGCAAGTCTATGGTTTGTACTTCTTTTGGCGGCATGGCTGCTGTGCATTCCAATAACGCTGTATAAGAAATGGAGAAGAACGGGAGGTTAATCCCGTTCTATTTTTTTAACGCTTTTTTTATTATGTTGTTTTCCTTGACATCTAGCTCGTCTATTTTTCTCCGCTTTACGGCAGGGTCCATGTTCTTATCTTCTATGATTGTGCGCTGTTTTTTGTTTATCTCCTGCAAATCCTTGCTTGACTTTCTAAAATCCCTTAACTCTTTACTTACCTTGCCCTTTTGCTCTGTAGTATGTTGCTGTTCAAGTTTTTCCAGCTTATCATAGAACTCTTGAGTGTTCCGGTTGCTTGCGTTAGGATTGACGGTAAATGATCGAATAACAGGATATTCAGAAATCTTTTTCTCCGGCTTATTCTTATCAAGTGTTATGTCTAAGAAGTCATTGAATAACCGCGCTAATCCGGCCCCATATCCATAGATTGTGTTATCTACCTTCATGGGAGAAATGCCGAATGTCCCTCCTATAAGTTTTGCCGCCTCGGAAGTGTACGGCCCAATTTGTTTTTCGGGAGGGAGTTTCTGCAATCTTTGCGGGACTATTGGCCTGTCTCTAAAAAATGAGTAATTTGTTGCCCACTCCAATAAAGGACTTGCCACAGTAGGAATTACATTAGGCAATAACCCCGACTTGGCCGACTTCCACCATTCTTCCAATGCTTTAGGATCTTTATTATACGCCCAATCAAGAAACCTTTCCGCGCCGGAGCCAAATATCAACCCTGGTTCAAAAGGCTTTGGAATGCGGACAATCGTATCACCTACTTTAAACATCCAAAACAAATCCCGCTGATAACGCGGCATATTATGATACCATTCTTCGTCCTTATTTATAAACCACAACACTACAGACGGAGCAATGATATACATGGCGATTCTCTGGGATGTTCCTAGCTTATCTTCACGAAATGCCCTTACCATTCTGTCTTGGCCCTGCATGAAAGCGTTAAAAAAGGCCGTAACCCTGTTGTATGGTTTAGACCATGTGCCGGATCTGCCGAAATCAATCGTCACGTCCCTTGCAGCTAAAGCCGCCTCGGTCATCGTGCCGCCCTTTTCTTTTACGTTTTTGTACTCTGCTAGACGAGTTGCCGTTTCTCCGTATTCGGTTAAATTTCGCAACCCCTCAACAGGATTGACCGGCATGCCTTTTTTGAGTAAATCCTTAATGGATTTCTGCATATAGTCCCTGTCCAGCCCTGTCAGTGTTGACATTAATGCCCCACTAGCTTTGTATTCATAGTACAATTCCTGATTTTTAAATAGTGCGGCCAGTCCTTTAATACTGTCATATCCGGGGATAAAGCCCACTTTAGAGTAAACAGCCGCCGAACTAGCATCCCGCAAAGCATTCTTTACAATAAAATCCGGGTTCAAAGTAGCCCCGGCCCTTAACCATCCAGCAGGAGCAGAGAGAAGAGAAGTGAGGAAATTTGCCCCTTCCTGGTTAACCGACATGATAGCTCGGTATATGTCGGGAGTGGTTTGATATGCTTGCTTCTCACCCGCTACCCAAACAGTAAAAATGCTTTGTTTCGCATCGGCATTGCCGGTCACCTCTTCGACAAACTTGCCGGACCCTTCGACGCCAGACAGTTTCACGAAAGATAGCCCCACCCTGTTTCTTTCGGCTAAATTCAGCATTACATAAGTGTTTCTTATTGTGCTTTCCAGTGGGCTTATTACCGCCCTTGCCGAACCTTCTTCCGTTATCTTTTTGAGAGGGTTTTTCACGTTGCCAAAGCCTTTGCCTGTACCAAAACTATCAATAAATGCCGCCTCGTCAGCAAAATCCCTTGCCATTGGCGCATAGTTAGGATACTTTTTCTTCAGCTCTGCGTAGACTTCACGCTTAATTAACCCTTCGCCTACGCCTATACGCATAAGATTATCATTGTATTGGTAAAAATCTTTCGCTATTTCGCTAAATTTAGCAGGTGCGTTTTTTATTATCGCATCGACATCAGCCTTGCTTATAGGCCCTGTATAATCAGGGTTAATAGCTTGCAATTCTGCTTGCCTTTTTGCCACTAGGTAAGTATCAAACGCCTCTCGCCAATCTTTAAAATTGCCATTTTTTAAATAATCAGGGTATGCGTTGTCAAATGTATTTGCGTCTAGTTTGGCAAGTATGGACTTGATAGTAACATCATGTATCAAATTACCGTTGTACATTTTGTTCAGTGTATTTATTGCCAGTGACGGGTTAACATCCTCTACAAGCATTTGCGCTCTTGCCGTTGCGGAAGATTGAGCCAGCCGGGATAATACATAGGGGTTTTCTTCCGCTTCTAATTTGATACCTAGTGACTTTTCCGCATCTTTAACAGCCTTTGCCAATCCTATTTTGTCATCAAACAGTTTTTCGTAAACATCATACCAAGTATCTTTTGCCTTTTTTACAATATCTTCGGCTTTTCTTTCATATCCGAAAGATACTCCTGCGCGGCCCCTTGCTTCGGGAGATTGACCAAACCATTTTTTCATTTGCTCTTGAACTATTTTAACAGTTGAACTTATCTCTTTATCGGCAGAAATAGCTTTTTCAAAATGGTCATAGAATGTTGGGAAGTTCTTCCGCGCTTCCTCTGGATTGAATAAATACTGCTGAACGAACTCAGCAACACCTTCTTTTGGTCGTACTTCTTGAGAATATTCGCCATTAGGCCACTTTTTTTCTACCCAGGAAACTAATTCAGTCTCATATTGAGGATCGACTAAGTTTAGTTTCTTGTCAACATAGTGTCCTAATTCATGCGCTAAAGTTGAAAAATCCCCATATTCTCTAGACCTAATCACTTCTGCGTCTGTTTTAAATATCCCAAGAGCGTTTCTTTTGATAATCTTGCCTGTCCTGGTAGCCACAACATCACGCAATGTTTTTAAAATATCATCGCGGGTTATTGTTCCGTTAACAGGGACGCTTTGTTTTTCCTTTGGTTTATTGCCGAATAATGGCTGAACCGTTTCGGGAGTAACCTTTGACACCATATAGTCATGATCTGTTGACATTCTAATGCCATCAGCCCCGATAACGGTATTTTCTTTTAGTTGTCTCCCTGTCCAAGAAACATTTATTTTATCTCCGCTTTTGTCTACGAACTCAATATCTGCTATTTTGTTCGTGGGCAGCTCCTCAATTACCCGCTCCCTTTCTTGAATTTCGGTATTTTTGCGGGATATTGTTTCTTCTTCTCTGATCTCTTTCCATTGTCCAAACTCGTCCGCTATATCTAAAGAAGTTTTTCTTCCTGCTCCCGCAAACCTGTATTCTCCTGCACCTTCCAACGCCCTGCCAAAAGAAACAATCGGGTATGTGTCTAAATTAATATACCCTACACCCTTCCCACCGGCTTGTAGCACTTTCCCGTTTCCGGCATAAATGCCGACATGGGTAATTCCTTTATATGCCTGATTGTCAACATTAACGGCAGCAGGATCGCCGCTTGGCTCCCATCTTTCCCTATTGCTTGGCACATCCCAGAATACCAAATCCCCTTCCTGTAGTTGCCCTTCGTCGGTGAAAGTTTTACCTTCCTGCTCTAATTGGTAGTATTGGCCGTCAGCAGTCCGCTTTTCAAACTCAATGCCTTTTTCAGCAAAGACATCCTGCGTAAATTTTCCGCAATCAGTGGCATCTATGCCGTTAGATTCTAATTTATAGGGCTTCCCCAACTGTTTCTCTCCGATAGCGATAATGTCCGCGCCTTCTTCGGCAGGTACGCCCTGCTGCTGTACCTGTTCCTGCGGCTTAACCTTGCCTAGCTTATGGTCAATAATGCGACGGCCTATCTCAAAGGGGAGCATAACCTGCCCTGCCGCTAAGAGTGCATTTGCGGTCTGCCCTGCCGGATTCTGTTCAAACTTTTCCTTGGCCTCCGGGTCGGTAATCATTTCTTCCAATGGGCCGTATGTGGCCTGTTTAAGTCCACCTGCTACTTTTTGGCCTGTTGCCCCCTCGGTCTTCTTATAGCCCTCTGTTATCTGGGATGCAATAATGCCGGGGATAACAAGTTTAGGCGCAAGGACAGAACCGACAATCATTGCCGTGGGGGACACGGTTTCTTCGGAAAACCTCTTTTGCGCCGTTTCAAATTCTTCCTTTTGCGGTGCAATATCTTCCTCGGTATAACCTTCCTTGGGAGTAATACCGCCCCAGTCATCAATATAGGCTACATTGCCCAACGCCTCGCGCTGTTTGTACACTTCCGCGCCGCCCTGATATGCGCCCTTGCCGTAGTTCCATATGGAAGAACCGAATCCAGCCAGCCTCATAACGGATTCCATAGGGCTTGTGCCAGGACCGCCCCAGTCTCCCGCTAATTCGCTTTTGTTGTATTCTTGCGTAGGTTCGTTGGATTGTTCGGGAGTACCCATAATAATAGCCTGTCGCTGTTTTTCTTCGCGCCATGCGCCAAAGTCATTTACTGCGCCCGTGTCTATAGCCATAATCTAGCCCCCGTATCGCTTGGTTAAAAAGTAATATATTTCTTCGTCTGTTGCTCCAGGATGTTCTGCCTTTATTGCTTGGAATGTATCGTCATAGTCTGAACCACCACCAACGCCGTTGCTTGCATCATCCGCATCTTCCTCTTCCGCTCCTTGCGGCTTACCGAAAGTATCCTGCAACTTTCCGGGGTTACCGGATTGTTGCTGTGGTGCGCCTAATGTCGGATTAAGCATTTCAGTTTGTCTTTGTGCAAAACCACCGCCGTAAAGGAAAGTATTGTACCTTGTCATCCTATCCATAATAATAGCTTTCCGTGTTTTTTGTTGCGGAGTTAATTCATTATCATTCTTCAAGGCTATTTCGTTTAGTTCGCGCAATCCTTGAACATCCTTGAATAAATTCCCGTTTCTTTCATATCTGGCCCACATCTTCTGTTCTTCCGACGCTTTACCAGAGCCAAGCAACTTGTCCCTTGTCTTTACTTGGTTGCGAATCCAATATTTTTTACCGTACGGCAATTTTGAATTATTAATGATCTCATCCGCTTCACTTGAAGAGCCTGCGGCGATAGCCCTCATAACAACGCTTTCTTCCTCTTTTTCGTCATCCTCTTTCTTGAATCGCCGTTCATCGACATACTTTCCTTGTAAGTCACGGGAATAGTATTCATAATTCGGGTCGTTGCCGTGCTTTTCTTTTAGTTCGGCTGTCGCGGCCCGTTCCCCGGTAACGCCATATTTTTTAAACAGTTCGTCAGTTATGGTTCTGGCTTTAAGCGGCACAACTGTCTTATTGATCGCGTTATTAACATTATCATGTAGAGCAGGGTCAATCTCGCCCTTATGGGCATCAAAGAACTTCTGAGCGTCCCCGCCTTTCTTTTGGCCTATGAGGTATTCTATTTGCTTAACACGCAAGTCGCTTATTTCATCAGCCGCTACCTTGCCTGTGTATTCACCCCCAAGATGCCCGGAGGAAAGCTTTGTCGTTTTGTGGATGGTATCAACGGCAATACTGTTTGCGCCGTCATCAAAAGGGTTTAAGATAGCATTTTTCTTTGCGTTGTCAATCGCTACCTTGGCATTTGCTTCCCGGTATACTTCCTTTTCTTTTGCTTCATGCCGGGTATATGTTCCCATATATGTGGGTTTTTGTGTAAGGACGTATTGCTGGAAAAGAGCCTGTTGCCGCCCATTTTTCATGTTTCCGCTTATTTCTTTGATCTTTGTATCAAAGTCTTGGTTAAATAGCCCCGGCGTACCAAGTGCATCCTTTCCTTGCTTCATCAATGCCCCATTTTCGCCGTAGGAATAGTCGTTTATCCAGGCATCCAAATTGGCCTTTGCCTCAATAACCGCGTCGTGATCGTTCTGCTCCTCTATCTTGCCTAGCTTCTCTCCAAGTTGCCCTATTGCCCCAAACACTTGCCCGCCCAAATTCGGCGCATTGCTTTGCACATGCACATTAGGCGCACCCTCCGTATATACCTTGCGCTGCGTTATCGGTATAGTACCTGCCACTTAATCACCCCCACCTGCCATTGCCATAAGACTGTATGTCACCCGTTTTCATTTTGCGCTTATATTTAGGTATGTTACTCTTTGAATCATAGGTATAGCCTGAATCAACCATACCCTTTTTCGTTGATCTGTAACTAGCCACTTCTCCGCCTAGCTCGGTAATGCCGGAGAATAAGGCCGCAGTCCTGGCACTCTTTGCATTAGCCGCATCAGCCCTATACTGTGCGGCATTAGCACCGTATCCCCACGCTTCCAAATCGGCATTAAACCGCGCCGCCTTCTTATCTTCCTCGGAAAGGTAAGCCGTGTCAGAGAGAATAGCCAAGCCGCTTCCATAGCCGCTGTCAATGCCGGATGAACCCATTGCGGCCCGTTGATAGCCCTGCAATTCCTGCTTTTCACGCTCTATCTTGCCCTGCTCCTCCATGCCCTTTTTCTGCGCTAATTGCCGCTTTTGCTCCTCTATTTCTGCGTTTCTCTGCGCTACATCAGCCTCATAGCTTGCTTGGTTCATAGCGGAAACCGTACTGCCTACGGTGGATACTACCGCTAATGCCATTGGCGAACACATTATGACCACCTCTTTTCAAACAAATGGAATAACTCACCTAAAGCCCCATACGGCGCAGGAGGATGAATGGTAAACCCTAGCCATTTAAGCCAACGAATAGAAATATGATTATCAATATGGACATAGTTGTATATGTGCCTGTACTGCTCGAGCCACTCGCTGATAATATCCTGTGAGCGCAATATAAACCGCACTCCGACCTTCTTAATGTCGTCAGTAGCCAGCATCCAGACAATACCGTCCTGGCATCCGAATACCACGGCAGGGGAGCCGTCTACATGCCCGATATGGCACTCCCCCGCATGGCTTAATACTTCCGTTGGCGACATCTGGAAAGCGGCCCATAACTCCCTTTTGTCAATGTCGCGCATATGCTCACATATATGGTCAATGTCCGCATCTGTCGCCTTATCAATATAGGCAATCATATTAGCCGCCCACCGTAATGCGCGGGATTACAGCCGTAATGTGCATAGGATATGCCCCGTTCCCGGTTACGGCAAAAGAGCCGCCAGCATCCCACTCGGCCAATATGGGGACATCTATCTCCTGGGTATTCAACGCGGTTTCGTTGCCATACTCAATTCTAGAAGGCTGCTCAATGTCGCCGTCCTTGTTCAACGTGCCTATCTGCCCACCGTAACTGTCCTTTACGCAAATCGTGACTCTGGGTATGTTTTTCTTTTTGTCGATACTGTTCCCAGATTGCTTAGAACTAACATCTGGTGGAAGAGTGTTTAATTCCCATGTAAAAGGCAATCCGGCATGAACTTCCGTAGCCGCCGCATTGAGAATTACCCTGCCGCCAGAGACTACCTTCGTATACAGTGAGCCATCAGCCAATACAGTGACCGTTTCTCCTTCTAAATGGTCTAGGCCCGTTAATGCTGTAATTGAAGTTCCAGAGTGATAAACACCACAATCTACGCCGTGGAAGTTGTCCCTATCCGAAACATCCCTGTCTGCCAGCATTTCAATAAATCGCCTTGTAACGCCGCCTATGGTACGGTTAACAAGGAAATAGACGGAATCGGTTGTCGTACCGGGCAACACGCATACAGCCTCAAAACTGCCGTCCGTGTCGTGTCTGCACCATGCCCATACGTCATGCTCCCGGTGGAAGGTAAAAGAAAGAAGCATACCGTCAGATCGCACAACCCACACAATGGGGTAGGGAATCTGCTGATATGCCCAATCAATAATAGTGTAGCCGTCAAGTAAATGGCTTGCCAGTATGGATAAATCCGACTCTGCCGTCCTGTATCCGTCCGTGTCGAAGGTATAGCCTATAACCTTTGTTGCGCCCCTTTGGATAAAGAGAACCGTATTCCCGGCCACAAGAGGCGGGACGCTTGCACAACCCCAATATGTCTGCTGTTTGTTCCTGCGGCTGTTATAAGCCAGTATGCCGTCCGTTCCCGGCCCTATCGTCCATTCGCTGTCCGTTGTAAAGGCTAGGAGTTCCTGCATAGGCACGAAATATTTGATCTCGTTTACTTTCCTGCCTACTAAGCGGTCTTTTATGGCATCGTCCGACACCTGCGGGATACTGACAAGCATATTTTCATAATCATCCGTCACACTTGCCCAATATCCGTAAGGTTCGCTAGGACTATTGCCAAAGACGAGCCTGTTTTGATAGAAAGAAGCGGTTGAAGGCCAGCCGTCCACATCCGACCAAGCGGGTTTTGCCCATGTTTTAAAGGCCGTCCCGCCCTGTGAGAAGTCGCACATCATTGTGGCGGTCATTACTGTGGTGGAGGTAAATGCCGTCATCTTAAATGTCGCCCAGGATTGCTTGCCCTTGACGTTTACTACGATGACCGCGCTGTCGTTAAATGCCGCCGTAGGGTCAGGCCGTCTAATCCTCAATAGACAAGCGTCGCTGTCTGAACCCGTTATTGTGATATTGCTAGTGTCCGTAGTTTTTGCAATGATTTTAATTGAAAACCAAGTTGTACCGCCATCAAGGGATTTGTCAATATATATGTCTCCCTCGTCTATCCCTCCGGCCTCCGGGTTTATGATAATCTCCCAGTCACCATACGCCCTGTATGATGCACTTGTATAGTCGGTCAATGCCGGGATAGTGTCGGTATAGCTTGCCGCATGGGAAACATAGCGTATGCCCCATGTAGAGCCGATATAATCAGCGTCGAATATGCCCGTACTTGCCGTGGCGGTAACGGTAGTGTCACCGTTTAGAATCCATACACTAGGCGCGGCAAGTGATAGGGTTATGGTTGTTGCCGTAGTATTTTCAGCCGCTAAAGGCCCATTTGTAAAGGCACACTCGCTGATAGTCCACGCGGCATGACCTGTCCGAGTAAGTTTGCGCGTCATGTAATCTTTGTGCGTAACATAAAGCGTATCCCCGGACTGTTCCGTAGCCAGTGTCCAGGTATCATCAATAGTGTACGGCGAATATATCTCATAAGTAGCATCAGCCACCCACCATGTAGGAGACGAATCCGGCTGATGACCGACGTTGGTACTTTGTAAACTCCTATATATGACATTGTTATATTTAACAAAAGAAGCTACTCCATATGTCGTCCCTATAGCCCACGGCAGGGTATCAGCGACTGTTTTAACGATAACGCCGCCCTCGGTATAAAACCTTTTATAATGCGCTCCAGCTTCAATAATGTATGCCTGTTCATTATTGAACACGAAACTAAGCATCCTGGTACGGTGTGCCGATGTTTTAACCTCATTGACTAGAAATGTACCAGTGCGGGACTGTATGCCGCCACTAGGGAGAACATACATATTCTGAATCTTTTTTGCGCCTACGCTGTATTTAGCTAGGTCTGACCGCTGATAGTATCCAGGGGCTATCTCGCCAGCCGCAAAGCTTGGCTGTAAAGCGGAATAAGGCATTTATATCACCTCGCGTCCAAATAACGGTTAGGTTTGTTTACGTCCTGTAGTTGCTCAATGGCGCTCATATATTTCGCATGGGCAAGCATCCCTGCGTAAGTCTGTTGCATAGCCTGGACTATCTTTGCGTCCTGGGTCAATGGCATGGCGGCTAGAGAGGCTATTTTTGCCGCTAAAGCCTCGCAAAAGGCAGGAGTGAACAATGCTTCTTCCTGCAAATCCAGGATGTATTCTGCATAAGCATCGTCAAGATCGCACACAATACGCTTGACAAATACTGTTCCGTCCTTGGTGTAGATGACTTTGTATTTGTTTACCGTTCCGGCTGTTGTTGCGCCGTAGAAAATGCGAAGTACCCGGAGACAGTCGCTCGGGTACTCATAGACAAAGGAATAATCTTCTGCGCTCGTTTCGTCCGTCACCTCTGTGAGTGCCGCCTGTTTAACGGCGAAATTCCAGGGATGTTCGGCTAAAACCGTTTGCCGCGCTATATCATAAACACTAGCGCACACAGTAGCATGGGCCGTGTTGTCGTCTAAGCTAGTTATTTTCTTGCTTTGCCCTATCAGGACAAGAGCATAGTTGCATATTTGTAAGGTAGTCATTTTAAAACCCTCCTATAATAAAGGGGGAGAGAGGCTATTGCCCCTCTCCTTCGGTTAGTAATTTTTCCATTTCGGCAATCGCCGTGATGTTCGCTTCAATGCTTTCCTGCACTCGTGCAAGCTGGGCCTGTAAATCCTTCTCCTGGCTGTGCAACTTTAACAGGCCAAAACATAGTTCGTTGCGCCGTTTTTCAATTGAAGTTCTCATTTAACCTCCTACGATACCGGGCAAAGCGGAATGTACAAATCTGTCCCGTTTATGCGGCATTTGAGAGCGTTATTAATTGCGCCCGGAGCAGAACCCTTTAGACACCCTGTAACGTCCGTTGTGGTCAGGAAGTAGCCCATCTTGTTGGTTTGCAGTTCCCGAATGTCAATCAATGCAGATTCGGTCATGCCGGATACCGCACTATTTAGATCGGTGTCGATACGCAACGCACAGATGGAGCCGCCAGCCAGAGTAAGCCCTGTCTTGGTTGCCGCCGTCACCCTTGCGCCGCATAATTGGCCTGTGACCTGACCGCCTGTGTCAAGCTGCCCGGTAATGTGCGCTCCATGCGCCTGTGCCGCCGCCGCCGTGACCATTGTATAGGCCCGTAGGGCTTCACCGCCGCCGCCAGCACCTTCAACATAGTGTTTGGCGTAAATCCCCCGACTGTCGCCGCTTGTCGCTGTGGACTTAGTAAACAGCCCGACGAAATTCTTGTCAGCCGTGGACGTGGACAAAGCCGTAGTGCTATTCCCTGCGCCCAAATAAAGAGCGGTGGAAGTTTGCGTTCCCATGGTTGTAAGTCCCGACACATTCCAGACATTTATCCTGCTCGACGCATCGACGACAACCGCCTTACTTGCCACTACTGTACCGGCTACTGCATCATCAAGCACATCAACCTCGGCTAATGTCAGTGCCGCCGTGGATACTGCGGCATAGCCAGTCAGCGCGGGGATTGTGAATGTTTTGCTTGCGCCGTTTAATGCCGCGTTAGTAATAGTAAGATTGTGGGCTGTCGTATTGTCAGCGCATTGGATAATAATCTTACCCCTTGATGCGGTGGAAGGGAATATGTCGACGGTTCCGGCAGTACCGGAAGCCCCCGCATCCAGATTGGTACAGTCAAGGTTGCGGAAGTCGCCACAATCTTTGTTTGCGTCAACAGTAACCCCTTTGCTGGCTGTTATCGTCCCGGCAGTTACGCCGCCAATAAGACTTTGCAGAAAAGCGTTAACCGCCATTATCCCGGCACTTTTCTTAATATTAAAAGCCAACGTTTATTCCTCCTTTTCGACAGATTTCGTATACTTTAGAACAGTAGACACGGAAACATTGAACTTATGCGCCACGTCCTGAACAGAGACACCACCCGCCCTTAAATCTCTCATTTCTTGCTCAATCTCGGGAGTGACTTTCTTTTGAAAGCCAAGCGGCGGGGCAAGTTCTCTTAATGTGGTTTTATCGTCAATGATAGGAATTTTGGGAACATCGGCAACCTCTTTAAAGCAGGGATGGCTTTCCACCCCCGCAAATTCACCGATATTCTTTTTGGGGTTATTAGGTACATATCTCCTGCCGTTAACAAAGCACTCCTTAATACAAAGGAACATTTAAATTACCCCCTATAGCCTGTCGGGATTCATGGTCAGGAAAGCGTCGATTTTGCCGGAATCATACGCGGCGGATGGGGTATACAGCACACGAAGATAACGCTCGCAACCGTCCGGCAAAGGTGCTTTGTAAATGGTGTATTCATCGACCAAAGTTGCCTCGGCTATAGTTGCCTCAGTCCAAAGAGTAGTAGCACTACCGAACGCTGAATCACTGTCACATTGCAAGGCGACAGTCAATGTGGGATTGCTCCCAGCAGTGACAAAGACGGTTTCAACGCGGATTATAACCCACAAGGGCTGTCCAGCATTGCCAGCTACAGTCATATCAATATAACTGGTTGACGGAGTGGCCCCGGTAACAGATGCAAAGGTTTGAGCATCGGACATATATAATTGGTTATCAATAAACATTTATTTTCTACCTCCTTCTTACGACACTTGCGTTTCGCTAGAAAGCATAGCGTCACATTTTTTAACGGGAACACCCCAGAACGTGGTTACAGGCTTTCCGTCGATGTAGTTAATAGACACGTTCCGGTTGGAGCCGGTATTAGCCATAATGTCAAGCCAAGTTTTGACGGTTTGGTTCATGTAGAACACAGGACGGCAGGCGTCGATGTTGTGAATAGCGTTATAGGCGCGAATCATCAACTGCATAAGATTTGCCGACGTGTCTGACGTAGAGTCAAAGGTAGCCAAGGCAACGGTGTCAATATTGGGGATACGCACAACATAGCGCGGGTCGGGAATAACAAGGCCCAATTCCCAAACGTAGTGAGTGCGATAGCCCTCATAATAGCCGTTGGTAGCATCACCAATGGTCACTTGTCCCTTATCCTCGGAATCAAGTCCAGCCTTGGAGCCTTTCGGGTAGAGCATGGTAACTCTCTTCGGGTCCCAGCCCACCAATAAAATAGACGCTAGGTTGGTCGTGCCACCTGCGCCTAAACAGTAAGTTCCAAGAGCGTTCAGAGTATCGCGGTTCATAAAGCCGTCAAACTCTTCCGGGTCATCGTCCACATTGCCGTAGAGCAAGGTAGATGCCGCCTCCTGGCCCATTGATTCGATATATGCGGAGTTCTCGGATAATCTCCATGCGGCTGAATTTCCGTTAAGGTCAGCCAGTTTCTTGTCAACATCGGCGTATGCTTCCAAAATGCCGCAACCTTCGTCGTATTGCGCGGTTTGGGACTTGCCGGGTACTACGCCTTGGTTAATGCGCCGCCATCCCACGGTAGGGAGCCCGGTACGCCGCGTGAAGCGGTGTCCTGTGGGCAAGTTGCCCTCTGTGCTTGGTGCGTCTGCCACCATCGGGTTTACTGCGTTTAAATACTCGATAATATCAGCGATTGAGCCATCCGGGTCAAGCCTCCGGGCTACGTCAATCATGGTCGGGTAGGTATTTCCTATTGCTCCCATATTGTTTTATCACTCCTTTTTTATGCGTTGTGGTTACTGTTTGGGAAATGTTTTTGGGCAACGGTCTTTTCTTCTTTGACCGTACTGCCCATCTTGGTTTTGGGGTCTGCCCAGTCCTGGGAAATCTTCATTAGGGCAGTAAAAAGCGGCTTAACCGCGTCCTTGTCGTATCCCGCAAGGGCAGTAAAAGCCGTCTGTAGTTGTTTTGGGGCTTCTTCGCCGCCGTATTTCTCTAACATGGCGTTTACATGGCCGACGTTCTCCTCAAAAGCCTTGCCGCCGAACTTTTTATCGGCTTTTAGGTCTTTTATGGCGTCGTCGTAGCCGGTCTGACACACATTGTTGATGTCTTCCTGAATTCGAGTGCCTAAATCCTTAGTCAATGTCTGGTATACGTCGGTGAGCTTGTCGGCCTGTTCAGCGTTTAGCCCTAATTCCTTGAACACGGGCATAACCATATCAAAGGCTTGCTGGTCAATCTCCACGCCGTCAGGCAGTTTAGGCTTCCAGTCGGCTAAAAGGTCGGCATTTTTCTCCTTGGAATCACCCTCACCTTCCTTACCGGCTGTGTCCTTGGCATCGTCAGGCTTAACGCCGTCGCTATCCTTCGATTCGCCCACGTTTCCGCCTTGGTCTTTGCCGTCATTGCCACTCTCGCCAGTACCGCCAGTGCCAAAATCGCCGCCAGTATCGCCAGTATCGACGACATCGCCTTCGCCCCCTTCGGCAAACAGTTGCAGGTCTGTCCATACGCCGTTGGTGTAACCCTGTGGCATATTTAACATAAGTAAATACCTCCTTAAATTTGGGTAAAATAAAAAAGGCCCACTACTACCGCATTAAGCGATAATAATGGGCCTCGAAGGGCCTGTTATTTGGTTAGCTTTCTAAAACTGATATTTGGCATTGTTTTTCTTACTGTGTATGTTGTTGGGTCTACTTTTATCATAAAATAGCCCCAACACTTTCTGCATCCGTATTCTATTTCTGGTGTATCATTTTCATCATGGTAATATGGCATCCCATAAAAATCAAAATCTTTCTTTTCGTCTCCAATAAAACCACATTTAGGACATTGAAGCACGCTGATAAATTCACTCATTGGGCATCTAGCACCTCTCTTTATTTAGTTAGCTTATCCCACAGTTCCTTGCATTTCTTATCTTTAGCACATAATTTACACATGCCATATTGCTCCTGTGTTGAACGTGTATGCCCGCAAGGGGCTAAAACCATCTTGCCTAATCCTGTGAAATTATTGGGCATCTTGCACCTCTCCTTTATTTTCCCATTTACATTTTCCATAAAGCATAATGCACATTCTATAACACGAGCAATGCATCCAATCTTCAGAGCAACATTTTATCTCCCGTAATTTACCGTTAACAACTCTTAATATGGTTATGCCTCCGCACCGCCTATGCTTAATCCTCACTTCAACGTCGTCATACTCGGCAATCTTAGTGCCGCATTTACAGCGTAGGTCAGGCATTAGATCACCTCCCACGTGAGTGTTTTCCCATAGAATACATATTTATTGCCGCATGGGCAATGGATAGTGACAGGGTTATTAGTCCAAAAAGTCATTTTTATTTTTCGTTGACACTTTTCACATCTAATTTCATTATTGGGCATTTAACACCTCTCCTTTGCATAAAAAAACGACTGTTAGACAGTCGCTAGTTATGTTTTGAAATATATCTGATGTTTTGCTTTGGTAGGATTACTTCACCCTTATCTCCTTGTTTTATATAATAATAATCAGTATCTTCTATAACATCTGTAACTTCACTAAATTGTTCTCCTTCATTATCGTTCCAACGGACTTGAACTATCATACATACACCTCCCTCCCTTGATTGGGGGAATCAGCCCCAAGATTCGGCAGACCGCCCCCTTTCACTCACCTATGGCAGATGAAATAAAACTGACAGAGCGTGCCGTCAGCTATACAGGATTGTGCTGTGCAGATCATATATCATCCCTCCATACCCAGTCTAGCGGGAGTTTGCTGTCGGTTATCAGCCGCACATCCCTGGAAGAAATGGCCTCTGCCATGTATTCAGTAAAAAAAGCAACATCCTCCGGGCTAAATGGATGCTCTATAGCACATAACCCATTTGCGTCCTGGGCATAAGTAACAACATTAGGCGTCCCGCTAGGGTCACCGACAAGTCTCTCAAAGTCTGAGCCATTGGGCTTATATCCTTCCATCCATAACCACACACCGGAGGGAGTAACGCCAATTTCCTGCATCCAGCTATTTGCTATCGTGGGGTTTTTGAACACTATGACCATTTTTCTCGCGTTCCTCCTCCCATTTACCTATCGCGGAAGTTATGCGCTCTTTACGTTTAGCGTCTTGCTCGGCTTTAGTTTTGGGCCGCTTATTGCTCATATGGCTATCCCCTTTCCAGCCATAGTGCGGCGAAGGACGTTATAATTGTGGAGATATTCGGCATCAGATAATAAACGGTTATAGATAAGCGTTGGGAAGATATTGCCGCCGTTGTAATAAAGACCCGCTACATTCCCGATGTCCCATTGTGAGGCAACGCCCCATGTATTTGTATACGCCTTAACATCTCCTTTGGTTGCGCCTTTGAATCCTTGCACAGAACCGTCTTTATACCGCATCATCAAGCAAGCGTATTCACCCGCAGCCAATTGTGGCCCGGCCAATATATCCGACGACGACGCGACGCCAAACCTCACATATCCTGTCGTAGTGCAGTAAATATATGACCTGTAATTCGTCCCACCACGGTTGCCAATAAAACCGCGTGTTACCGATAAGTCTGGAGGATTAACGACGACAATAATAGTAGCCTCTTGCGTTATGGTTATCGGAGTTCGGCAATAGGCGGACGCTCCGTAAGATAAACAATTTGTTGTCCATGTCGGGTCATTGGCGTCCACTCCCGTAGTACTTCCTAACTGCCCATTATTACCCTTTCCTGTGCGGTCAATCAATGTCTGCCCTGTCTGCCCGGTCAATATCTGCCATCCAGGGTCATACCATGCGATTAATCCACGCTTGATTATCCCTCTTTTAGGTGGTGTTATTATCTGTAGCATGGCATCACCTACAACAGATAGCCTTTTAATACAAGCGTTAACTGTTCTCCGTTGGCCGGAACATACGCATTAGTAGCCAGGATTGCCGGGAATATATGCCCGTTTGAATCAAGCTGGACAATCCGCTGTATTTCCGTCTGCATAATGTCATAGGCATTTGAACCCACGGTTATAGCATTTGAAATATCATCCACCCTACCCGCTGAATATGTGTCGTGATTAGCAAACGAAGGCGCAAAGGCGGTATGGTCAGAGCAGTCGGGCACTATCGCGGCCAGAGTGTAAAACAATACCTGCGCGGTTAAGAGCGTGCTTGCTCCACCGTTGGAAGATTTTAATATAGCCGCGGCTATCTGCACATATTGATTAGGCACGCCTCCTACCGTGGTAAAATCAAGCGTTTGCAATGTAACGGACGTAAACGTCAGAGAGGCCGTTGCGTTGGTAGCCGTAGCCGCATTATTCAAGGTTATGGTCGTATCCCCTACAGTGGCAACTGTCGTATTTGCCGGGATACCTGTCCCTGTCACGGTCATGCCAACAAAAATACCCCGCATATTAGACGGAGTTACAGTGGTACTAGTATCTGTTATAGCGCAGTTCACGACAGGCCCGGAGTTGATTATATCCTTGGCCGTGTATGTGGTTGTATTGGCTGGCCTTGTCATTTGCAGAGCTATCTCAAATGAATTTAGTCCCCTTATATCAACATAGTTTTTCATTTAGCTTCCCTCACTTTCTTGCTCCATAAGCATAAACTCCGAAGGGCAGATCTTCTTGATCTCCCGGCATATGTCGTTTGCTACGGCTTGCCTAGCCGTTTTACCGTATACAGTGGCGTTTGTCTCTAGGATATTCTGCATATAGCCAAGCTTAGTCAGCACATGCCAGACGAATGACCTACTAACCGGCGTAGACATCTGCTTGCGTATCATGTTCTCGTTGTTCAGCCGCTTCATCTCGTCCTGCTCTGCTTGCTTGTCCTGCTGTGCCTTGCCTATCTGTACATATGGATTAGTCATCTACGCCACCCCCATTGCGTCCATAGTCCTTGTTAGGGCATTGTCGCCGCTCATGTCCATACCAGACATCTTGCTGCCTACGTCTGCCGCTACTGTGGCGGTTTGGGCTAATTGAGCCGCTTGCTGTTGCTGTGCGACGGTATCCCGTATCTGCTGTACTCGCTCGTCGTCGTTTATAATGCTTGCAGGTGCGCCTAACATATCTGATATTTCGTCTATGATCTGGTCAAGGTTAACCTTATGCAGTATCTCGGGATAGTATTGGACAATGCGCTCAACGTAGAACAGCACTTGGTCTATGCGGCTAATATCGGTCATCTTCTGCGTCTGAGCAAGCATAGACACATAATCCACCTTGATTTCTTCGCCCTGTATCTCTTCGGGAGGCTCTGGATATACGCCAGCCTCTATGGAGTAGTCAAATACTATGTCTAATAGCTCATTTAGCAGCTGTTGCAGATTGTCCAGTGCAGGAGCAAGGGCCAATGTCTGTTCTCTTACAATCTCCCGTACCTCTTCCGCTGTCATATCCTTTGACATACGTGCACCCATAGCCATAAACAGATCAATCAAAAAGCCTGAACTTATCTGATCTTTTTTATCCTGTATGGCTTGCCACATGGCGGCTATATCAGGCCGAATGGCGTGTAATGCCTCAATCTTTTCGCCTAGCTGTTGTGGTGATATGATCGTATGACCGCCCGGTATGCTGTTAACCTGGTTATTTGCCAATAGCTCTGCACTGGATTGTGTAGGTGGGTCAATGACCATCTGCACAGCCTTGTTATAGTCATAGACCATAGCCTGTAGCTGTTTACAGTTAGATAGCATATTGCGCCCAGGATTAAGCTTGCCGTATGTCTCGCCGTGTAGTCTGAAATAAGGTGCTGCCGCGAATGGTTTGCGGAAATAGCCTTTCATCTCCAGGAATTGTCCTTCGTGCTGTCCGCTCAACCAATAAGCTGATACCCATTTCTTTTTGAATGGTGCAATCCTCAGATCATCATCCGGCCTAATTACATGGACAATGGTATGCTCCCCGCCCGTGGGGTTATTGTCGGTCATTAGCAGGAGCAGTTTCTTCGGTACATTTTCCTCACCGAATACCTCTACCATCTGCTGAACGCTCATTTTAAACTCACGGTATAGCTTATCGTATTTGTTTTTACCGTTAATCCCTAGCCAATATTCACCTACGTTCAGCGTGATAAAGTTGTATATGGAATCATAATCCTTGTCGACAATTATTACTGTAGTGCCTATGGTCACAAATTGCAGGTAGGCATTATACATACTGGCATAGAATGATGTGTCGCTGTCCTGCAGATTATCCATGTCCTCAGCCGTCACATCATCAGTCCATGCCTTAGCAGACTGTACCTCTGTAAATCTCCTAGACTTCATTTTTCGCATCATCCAAGGCCGGGACGGGGACGAGTTGCTTGCCCATATGCCGGATGCACATTTAATGGCACATTCTTTCGGATGATCGTCGTATATCAGTTCATCTTTTTTACTGCCATCGTCCTTCTGGTCTGTAACAAGATAACCTTTAAGGTCAGGAGCTTCATGGTCAAGGATGTCCGCCCATCCAGGCTCATAAGTCTGCCGTATGGTTTTGAGCGAGGCTAATTCTGCCTCTAAATATTTAATCTTATCTCTATAATCCATGCTTACTCACCCGTATATTTCTTGCGTATATTGGCCTGATCTGCCACACCAAGGCCGGATGTTGCTATGGTTGATGTAAACCCCTTGCGCCGCTTGGCTTTCTCTGCTTCTGCTGTAATAGCTGTGCTTGTGGTGTCTATAGTCTCAGTTTTGGGCATGTCAGGGACTTTAGGTGCTTTAGGCTTAAAAAAACACATGTATTAACGCCTCCTTCAATCAAAACTTGTACTATCACTAGAACAGTCAATAAAAGATGAAAAACCGCTCGTTGAATTATCGTCCCATGATCTACTGCTTCCAGCCCCGCCGCCAGAACCACCAAACCCACTATCTCCACTTGCGCTGCTGTTTGGCATATCATAAGACGAGTTATTAATAATTTCGTAGTATTGCAATGTGCCGTCATCAGAATAAACGGGCTTTTTATACTCGCTCTCTTTCATATTTAACGTAGATTGGTATGCCTTCTTTGTATAAATTGGGATATCAGGAGTTTTCATTATTATAAATCCGCACATGATCTATCGCCTCCTTTGTACTCTCTGGTAGGGGTTGTAGGTGGTGGTGACTTTTACGCTTTCGCCATCGTTGCGCCCGTGTCTGCCCATTTCATGTTCAAGAGCGTACCGAATGGCGTCGATAATATGGTTGTTTTTGTCGACAGGCTCAGGAAGGACATTACCGTCCTTATCCTCGCGCCATTTATAGACTGTAAACTCGTTTATAGCATCCTTTAGCCTGTAGTCAACGATTATCTGTATCTGCTGTAGCCATTGAATACCGAAATTAACGCTATCCTTGCCTTTTATGGCAGGTGTTGCACTTGCCTTGTACCTGCGTAATTCGGCAATAGATTTAGGCTCAGAGCTATCGCATACTATGACCTGATTCCCGCATACATTGTGTATCTCAGCCGCTAATAAGTCATTCGTACAGCCGTAACAGTACCGAGCATCCAGGACATACAGCGTCATCTTTGCCCGGTCATAATGCAAATGCACAATAGCAGCCGGGTCATCTGCATAACCAAAATCGCAACCATTCTGAAATGTGCTGAAATGCTTGCCTGTCTCGCTTAAATCAGCCGTAGTCCAGTTAGTAAAGATAACCTTGCCTAATACGCCCCAGGCTCCCTCTGAGTAAACCGCCTTATAATATGGGTCACGCTCATTAATAAGAGCGTTTATGTCGTCAATGGTCAGGAATTTGTTGTCTCGGTAGGTAGTTTTAAGTATCAGCAGATCATTGTCATGGTAAATTTGCTTGTCATCGCGCCATCTGCTGGCGAAATACTCATTAAAAAGCCAGTGCGTTTTATACACTGGGTTAAATGAGAGGATTATACGCTTTTTAACCTGTGATTGACCTCTAAGCCGTTTCTCTAACTGTTTTATGTCGTCATAATCGGCTTCTGTCGCCTCTTCATACCAGACATCAGTAATTACTCCCTTGCCTGGAGTGATAGATTTAACCTTTTCAGGATCGTCAAGGCCACAGAATAGTATCTGATAGCCGTTATAGCAGGTAATAACCATGTCAGACTTATTGGACTCAAAGTATTTATCCAATTTAAAAAACGAGATAGCCTTTGTTATCTCGTTGTATACTGATCTTCTAACCGTATTTGCCACCTTACGGACAATAAGGTAGTTATGCCCTCCCTTAACCATGTCAAGGATGCACCTTTGTGCCAAGAAATAGCTTTTACCGCTACTACTGCCGCCGAAATATATTTGCATCCTGGTTTCATCGTCAAGGTATGGGTAATATATATCATTGAATACCGCAGGGTCATAATCAAGGTAGATCGTTGGCATTTATCTCCCTCACTACTATTCTTAACTCGTCCCCATTCTGTCCGGTCAACTCTGTCCTTTGCGTAGGTTTGCCATGACCGTAAGCAAGGATAATTTCTCCGGCTTTTATGCGTTCGAGTGGTTTGCCTTGTTCGACTATCTCTTCTAGATTATCTAATACTTTTTCTGTCAAATCCTGGCAACGTGTGACAAGATCTTTATTCTTCTTTGGCCTACCGCCAGGATTAGCATTAGGCCGCAAATTAGCAAGGCTGTTAGGATTCATCGTCCTGTTTTTATTCTGCTTCTGTTGATTATCAGCGGCCATAATATTTATTCCTCCTAATCATCATAAATCTTAACAATATTCCCCCATCTATCAAATACAGCAACTGTATTATAAGGACAATAGCAATACAACCTGTCGCCCATCGTTGGCAAATGATATAACCCTATCATTGCGCCACATTCGCACATAGCCAAATAATTTTTCTCTGCTAAGAAAAGCTTTGCTCCTGAGATCATATACCCCCGCCTCCTTCGGTTTTAGTCCTTCAATACTAAATGCACCATACATTTATAGCAAAAATGCGGTTCATGTTCAGCATTTTTTATTGAATATGCTTGTACTCCACATTTAGGACAAATATACCAATCTACTCCATTTTCATAAATTCTTTTTATCAACCGAATCACACCTACTCCCCTCCCTCTCGTTTTATATTGTGTTTTTATCCATCAATATCACAATAAGATTTTTTATATTTGCATTGGTGAAAACAAAGGTGTAGTTTCCTTCACCTTTCCATTAAAATAGGTGTAGTTTGCTTCACCTTTGTAAAATGCCCTTCAAGCCTTGCACCGTCTGGCTTAGAAGGCTGTTTTTATGCTTCAACTCCCTCTATATATATAAAGAGGGACTTAAATTCTTCTGGATAGTTCTTGAACATTGCATCTAAAGTCTTATTTATTGCCTTTCCTCTCGTGAACAAATAAGGATTGGCAAAGTATCTATAACTATGCCCGGCGCGTGTGCGGCAAAGTACCTTTCTACACACTAACTCATCCAGTACCCTAATAGTTGTCTTTTTACTGTATCCCATTATCTCTTGTATATCATCATTGCTTAACGGATTACCGCCGCGCTTGCTTAACATCCCACTATCATAATTAATGTACTCCGCAAGCCGCAAGGCCGTTGCTAATGCGCCACCTGTCAGCTTTAAAGCTAATTGTGGCATATAATCAAGGAACACTTTTACAAATGGCCGATCATCGCCCCATCTAATTAAATCCTTTTCCTCTATACCTTCCGTATAAGAAAAAGAAACGCGGCTAATATCCACACCACGTTCCTTTAATCTGTTCACCGTCTTTTGATACTCTTGGAATACTATGGTTTTATCAGACAAGCAGCACCACACTCCCGCCAGCAGAAAAATAATTTAGATATATTTGATTATTTTGATTGACAAATATTCTATACCTATGGTAGAATAAGGCATAAGATAAAAACAGGGAGGAAATTAAAATGACAGAGACAACAATGGTAAGGGCGTGGGAAATAGCACATACAATGATTGACGGCTTAGAATTTGATGAGTTACGAACAGAGCGCGGATGCGGAAAGACCTGGAGCAAACCAAACACAAATGCAACAGTTATTGATCTTGGGAATAGGTTAGAAGTCAATAAGGAAAACGGCGAAACCATAAACATTTGGATTGAACCCAAGAGCGACGAAGATACGGTTGCAAGTTATTCTCAACCTATTATTGCAAAACAAGTACAATGTCTAACATTTGCGGTCGACGGCTATAGCTGGTCAAATGAAGCTGACAAGCGACTGTATGCCAAACTCAGCGGTGATAAGTTTGATGCTAGCATGGCAGCTAGTGATTTTGTGGTAGCGTGGTGTAATTATAATAATATCAAATGGGGTTGCGTATCCATTTCAAGAATTGATCATTACCCACACGGAAACGACGGCGGACATTACTGTATAACCGCACTTATTGAAGACTCTGTAAACAAGGTAGATAATTAATGAGAGGCGGACCACGCGAAGGGGCCGGACGAAAACCCGGCTCCCTCAAAAAAACACCATTTTCAGACAGAACGGAGCAATTGGGTAAGCGACTCACCAAAGAGGAAAAAACGGAATTAGAGGCACATCTTAAACAATTGAGAGGAGAATGTAAAATGACAAAAATGTATGAAAAGGTAACTGTAAACATTGACTGGTCTAGTATGATCGAGGGGAGCAGTAGCGAAGATATTGCCACTGTCGACAAGGACGCAACCCTAGTAAGATATGAGGAATTAGCCGAACAACGGTTACGTAAATATCATGACCGCATTGGCGAAAAAACCGAAATAGCCTTTACTTATAATAACCCGCGTTATTCCCACGAAACTGATGACGGACTCGATGAAGAAGTCCAAGAAATCCTGGAAAACCTATGGGACGCTCAACTATTCTGGGTATATAAGTAAAGTCCTACATCAAACGATTGAGAGGAGAGAAGAAGGATGAATGAAGTATATGTGGCATTATGGGTTACAGATACTGGGAGTATCGCAGGTTGCGAAGTATTTTCCACAAGAGAAGAAGCCGTAAAACATCGTGAATATTGGGATAGTAAAAACCGTGAAGATGCAACAGCATATATTAGGAAAAAAGAAATTGACGAACCCCTAACATGGGAAAATGAAAGAAATCGTTATCTTAATGGAACCTTAATCGATTGAGCGCAATCTCGCGAAGTAGAGAAGGAGGAAGAGAGATGAATTTCCCGGAACACGACAAACTAAGTAAAATTAGGGATGAATCGCAAGTAATTGGCGAATTTCTCGAATGGCTTTATGATGAAAAAGAAGTTATATTATGCAAAGTACGTGGCGACGAATATGCAGATACTTACGGCTTACATTCTCCGGTCAACCTTAATACGCAAGATTTACTAGCAGATTTTTTTGAAATTGATTTAACCAAACTCGAACAAGAAAAACAACAAATGCTTGACGCTCTTCGCAAATAGCCCCTTAACCGGGGCTTTTATCTTTTTAAGGAAATAGGCCGCAGCCAGGAGGTAGCCACGGCCTGGAGGGGATGGCATAGAAAAAAGCCAGAGTTAACGAGGATAGCCCTCATTTCTCTGGCATCTTTTTTGCGGCTATCCATTACGATAGCCAAGGCGGGCTTTTTGTTCCCAGTGTCGCGATTGGCGGAGTGCCCGTGTATCCGGTTGGTTTTTATCAGATACCAACAAACTCTGTCCACGGATGCCAATATAACAGGGTTGCTATAACGGCTTAAAGGCTTCGCCGCAAAAGCCTTATTTCGGAGGGTTACACCTCTCGATAAAAGTCTATCATACTTTTCTCAACTTGTCAAACTTATATTATACCATATCTAGACTTCCACAAACAAACGCTTGAATACTTCATTTACAGAAGGTTTCTTTCTCCATTCAGTCCCTTTCTTCTGCTTAACGCTCTTCCCTCCCATTTGATGTTTAGCCCCCGGAATAAATACCTGCATCCCCGGCGTAGGCTGTATTATCACCTGCCGCCACTCTTTGCCACATACTGCACATACATAAAGCCCTATCTGCTCTTGCGGAATAAGATTCCCCTGGCACACATAGCAATATGTTAGCAGCATTATACGGCCTCCTTCTTGGGTTTCTTTAAGCTTGCATAAGCCTTTATATCCTGCATCCTTTCACGCACTACCTGCATATCTCCGCAATACCCCCAGCACTCCGCAGGAGATAGCTTCATTCCTTGCTTAGACCACCCGGAGCGGCTTTCCCTGTACACATATTCGCCCCATACGAAATACGGGATAATAAACAGATCACAACGCATTTTATCCTTATGTTTTTGACAGAACACACAATCATTACACTGCCTGTCCTCGTAGCCTTTGAATAGTTCCTGCATATAACCCCTCCCCACGTCATCACAGCATTAATCACATGGCTTATATTCTACTATAGAAAATTTCTTTGGATTTAATGGGTCAACTCGATGCTTATACCCTTTTGGCCCGTGTATATCGGATAATTGAGTCATTACTCTTTTCGCGCTACTAAGAGTATCAAAAGCATAAAAGCGGCTTGTTTTTAAGGGTTCGCCGTCATAATAGAGGATAAACATATTCAAACATACCCCTCCCCCATAATCACAAAAAGGGCAGGAAATCCCCTGCTTATTTAATTAAGCACCTTTATACTCATTAGGCATATCTTCCTCACGTCCATATTCGCGGTATAGCTGCCTAACCTTTTCCTTGTGTTGTTGGTTTTCCCTGCGAAGTCTTCTAACTTCTTCATCCCTATCACGTTGATAAATGTCAGGGACTATTAAAATTCCCTCAAAGTGTGGTAAAACAATTACTTCAACCCCGCCAAAAGTTCCATCCCTATTACCGTATCCATCACGCCAAGGAACAAAATAATTACTGGGCCAACCAAATCTAAATGCTTCTTGCTGTATCCCGCGCAAAACGTCAAGCCCTAAAACAATAAATCGTATTTCTCTACCGTAGTAAAAACGCCTTGTCCGCATCATACAATCGAATATTTTATGCCCTATATCTTCAAGGTCTATGACGACGTCTTTAAAACTTATTAATTCCTCATCTCGTTTTCTAACCTCTGCGCCAAGTATTTCTGTTCCTTTTAAAGCAGCCTTTTGTGCAGATTTCTTTACTCCGCCGCCTTGAAGCTTAACCACATATTCATCTTCAATAAAAAGCCGATCATTAAAAGGTGTTCTTATTGCTATTCTTAAATGGTTCTCCATCCTGACCTACCTCCCCCATCATCTTATTAATCTTCGCAATAGCCTCCTCCATCTTCATCCCTCCCTCGACCTCTGCCGCGATCATTTCCCTATACTTAACATATGCCTTGATGTCGTTGCAGAAGTCGCCGCAATCGCAAGCCCTGCCGGATACCCAGGCTTTATGACAATTTGTGCAAGGATTGGGGGGCACTTGCTTGTTTTTCATTCTAAATATCCCCCCTAACAAACATCATTTAACCGCGCAAATTCTCCGAATACTTGTTTTGCTACTTTGTTATATGCTTTTGCAGCTTCTATTTCACTATCAAACACACCTAAATGTATACCTTTCTGATTTACTTTAATCTTGGCAATCCATTTTTGTACACCTTTATTCCACGATACGCCTTTATACCTAGACGATGTTCCGTTCATCTTTTGTCTGTTGCATCTATTTTCCCGGGGGCTACAGGTTCTTAAATTAGACCTAAGATTATATAATCTATCACCATTTATATGATCTGTTTCCATCCCTGCGGGCGTTTTGTTTATTTCTCGATGCATATAAATTGTTACACGTTTTTCATTTACGGTTGCCATTCTAATGGCGTATCCATCCTTGCTAATAGACCAATCCCATTGGTTCAAGTAATCCGCCATATCTGCATCTACGATTGTAAATTTATCTCGCTTTCTTCCTAAGGGGATTCTTATTTTCGGTGCTAGTGGCATGTTACTCGCCTCCTAATACTGCTAAAAGGTAGCCTAGACAAATTGCTTCCGGGGCCGTATCTCGCACGACAAAAGTCACATCATTCATTATTTCGGTAGAAAATATCTCCGCTCTATGTGTGCCTACCTCGCTGTTATGCAATGATATATATAGCCCGTATTCTTTACCTTTTTCAACAACTTCCCATGCCGCCTCAATTGATTCGCTATAAGGTTCGATTTCGTGAAATAATTTTCCGTCAAAAATCATATTGTAATGATGATCTATTTTTAAACCCATAACGAATTTTGCTACAAGTTTATTTAGCATCATCCCCGGCTCTATTTCCAATATCTCTTCTCTTGTCAACATAATCCCCTCCTATCCCCGCTAACCTCAACCCGCTTTCATACTCCCGGTATAGTATAATAAAGTCTTGGAGCCTTAAAGTCACCAACCATTCGCCCCTGTTCTTGCGGTGGAATACGGTAGGCAATTTTCCGTTATCGCAATCATTAACAGCCTGGGCAACGGCATCGAGTATATTCAACCTCTCCTGCCGCTTACATTCCGGGTGAATCCCCGGCAGGTTTACTAAGTCGGAGGAATCCTGCCCTTTCCCGCTATACTGCTGACTGCGAACTACATCCTTATAGCCGTAATCGCGGAGAACTTTTGCAAGTTCCCTTTCGCCTCTGGCCCCCTTTTGCTTACTATTTACCATACCCCTCCCCCTTCTCTCGTCCTAGGGGCGTATAATGCCCTTTCCGCGGATTATATCGCCCTATCCACATACCTAATCTTTGTCCTCACATTAACCCCCGGCAAGCCTATCGCGCTGTCCGGTGTCGGCATAAACATTTGCCGCAACATCCGCTTGTAAATGTGGGCATCCGGCGAAGGGTAATCCGTTTTAGTTTGCTCCCTTTCCGCCTTGTGCCGTGGTATACCCGCTAACCTGCGCCAATAGTTGAAAGCCCTCTTTGTTATGCCTATCTTCTCTGCGGCTTCGCGGTCATTTTTACTGTTTGCGAATATCGTTACTCTTCTTTGGCGTTCTTCATCGGGAAGAGAACTGCCCATCTCAGCAACCCTCCTCCTCGTAATAACCTCGGCTACGGTTCTTTTCGATAACCTTGCGTCTTGCTTCCCTGCGCTGGCTTTCGTCAAGGCCGAGTATTGCAAGCATTGTACAGCAGGTCATTTGGAGGTCAATAAGTTCTTCTGCGGCTTCCTGCACCCTTTCCCCGTAATTATCAGCCGTTTTAGGAAAAATACAAAGCAGTTCTATGATTTCCCACGCCTCTATCAGTTCGCTTCGTATGTGGGCAAATTGCTTATCTGTCGTATTCCCCAAAAACTTCGTAGCCGGTTTAAGTTCGGTCTCACGGCGGTCTTTTAGTTCAAGCAATAATTCCCGTATATCATCCTCAACGTGTTCACCGCAACAAATTGTATACCGATAATTCTCTGTTATTTCAATCATTTCGTCCAATTTCATTTCAGTAGCCCTCCCCCCACTCGTTTTTGTAGGTTGGGCTGGTTAGTTTGGTGTAGGCATCATACAGTTTCATTACTCCAACTGTGCTAATACTAATCCCGCCATCTTTTACGATAATAGCTTTCCCCACCGCCTCAATAAGCGCAGCCACCGGGCCGGGTGGAGTGGAGAGGGCTTTGTCGATCATATTAAAAATTTTTTTTGCTCTATCGTCTGCTGATTTTGCGGCTTGATAACTGCCAGCGCAATTTATATCTGTATTGACTTGATATAAATACTTACTTTCCTCCAACGCCGCCCTATACTGCGCCTCCCGCGCCTCCAACTCTGCCGCCCTTGCTTCGGCGGCTTGGAGTTGTTGCTGTAATTCCTCAATTTTACCCACTAGCGAATCCATGTATTTATCGGCTCCCTCATACATTCCCTCATCCCCTCCTATTCTTTTGGCGGCAACACATTTATTAGCGATCTAGTTATCGCATTTGCGCCATACCTGAACATTTCAGTATGATTGAATTCTGCTATCATTCGCTTTGCGCGATTCTTGGCTCCGTTAACCGTTTTAACAGGCCAATCATATTTCTCTGTCCAGCTTCTTCCATTACTATCGCCTATCACTAAAACCCAGTCCATAATCCCCCTCCTATGCTATTTCTCAAATTTACCTAACGTCCTAAGTATTTTCGGCTGTTCGCCAGCCTTTGCCCTTTTTATTAATTGTTCAAACATGCACGAATCACATCGTTTACACCGCCAATTACCCTCTTTTTCAATCTTCTCGCAGAATATATGCGGCAACGCTACGTCAAGCAGGAGAAACATTGCTGTTTTTAGTTGCTCCTTTGTGTATCGCATAATCCCCCTCCTAGCTATGCGCCTTTGTTGTCCATGCTCAATATCACTTGATCTACTACCCTGTGCAGATTTCGCTTAATTGCATATTCTGTAACTAATCCACAAATACTAGGATGAATCCATCTACAGTATTTTCTACACCACTCCAGCAAGCGGTATACTTTCATTTTTCTCCCCTTCTTCGTCCCATGGAGACGGCAACGTCTCCCATCCGTACATCTTATATGCGCCTACCGTGTCCGAACGCTGATAAAACCGTTTCGACTCCTGGTCAAACATTAGCCCTATTTCTACATTTTGGACACCTTCGGAACGGTTTTTTAATATAGTTAGCTTGGTATCAAATCCGGCTTTCATCTTCTCTTCGTCGGTCATGCGGTCTATAGAAAACACATTGTCGGCGCGATTCGTTATATCTCCGCTTCCAGACACGTTTTCTTTCTCAATCTTTCCTTGTGTCTTTCGCGGGTGTGCTACCAAGTGAACATGCACATTATAAGCCTTGGCAAAATGTATCAGTTCACCGACGAAATTTGATTGTGCCCTGTAATAATCGCTATCCGACTTCCCACAATCAAAGCGGCTCGTCATAAGGTTATCAACCAAGAACACCTTACAGCCGTATTTCCTTGCCGCATAACTAAACAGCCTTAGAATACCCGTTTCCTCGTTGTTGCCGCTCACATTGTTGTCATACAGCCAAAACCTGCCTTGATACCACTCTTTGATCTGTTCGGCTGTCTCCTTCGGCACATATGCAACGTCTTTACCTTTCACCTTATCGAAATACTTTGCAATGTGCTTTCTCCCAGCCGCTTGCAGGTTAATCCAGTATTGGAAACGGTCTGCCCTTAACTCTCCGCTATAGGCGCATACGCTCTCCCCGGCGTCAATAGCTTCAATCATTTGCTGTCCTAATATGGTTGACTTGCCCTGTCCACTCCTACCTGTCCAGATGGATAATTCACCCATCAGAAAGCCGCCTGTCTCTTCGTCAAGCCCTCTGATCTTCGACGCTACACGCTGGACTTTCGCCACATCATACGGCGTTACACTGGCAAGGTCTATGAGTCCGTGAATCGGTACAGGCTTTGCGCCTAATACATATCCTGCTGTTTCAGCGGCTCCTTCTTTGACAAGGCATTCGTTCGCGTCTTTATACTGGCTATCTACTACATAGCATCGCCAATCGCCAAGCCGCGTAATAAGATTCCGCACCATTGCTTGCCCTGGCTCATCGTTATCGCCCCATATGATGATCTGTTTAAACCGTTCCAGCCAATCCCAGCAAAGTTCAATCCATGTTAAGTCCTCGGCTCCGCTTGGTACGCTAACCACGTTTTTTATACCGCACTCATCCAGTGCCAGCGCATCCATTTCCCCTTCTACGATCACAAGAGGATTAACGCAGTCGCATAAGTCCATACCCCACAGAACAGCCTTCCCGCCCTCTTCCCGCCAAGCTTTCTGCCCTTTACCGTTGTATTTCTCAGGCTTGCGGAATTTAACCATAACCAGTTCACCGTTTTCGTAGTAGGGCATTGCTATATTGCCGCCATACTCCCCGACATTACGCCGCTTCCATGTATCAGAACTAAAGCCGCGTAACTTCAAATACGCTTCTACCTTTTGCTGTGGTGTGGCTATTTTAGTCTGCGGCTTTTTATATATCCGTTGCCTTGTATGTATTTCGTATGTATTATCACGGTCTGCCTGTTCCCCAAACTCTTTACATAGTTGAGTAAAATGCCCTTGTTTGCCGCATGTCCCGCGCTTGCAGTTATAGGTCATATTTTTAGCGTTTAAGGCGAAAGTGTATTTATCATGATGTTCGCCGCCATTACAGAAAGGGCAATACATTGGCTTTATCTCGTCGCCTTTCTGCTGGTAGTGTCCGAAGTATTTCCGCGCAAAATCAAAGGGGTTCAAATAATCACCTCCCCGCTATACCTTTACCCGCGAATAGTCTGATTTAGGCTGTTGCTGTTGATCTTTTATTGCAAATACACCTTGCCAGCAATTCATAATACTGCGGTTCAATATGGCAATTTTTTCGTCATCGGTAGTGGCTAATTTATTTAATTCACGGAATAATAAAATAACCGCATCATCCGTTAATGGTTTTTTGATTTTGTTCCGCATTTTATTAAATTTTTGCAGGGCATCAATCAAAACAGGGTTGGCGGTAAATTCTTTTATCATATTTTCTTTTATTTCTGTTTCTGTTTCTTGTTTAAATAATGTGTCCTTTTTGTTGCTCGTTTTGTTGTACGTTCTGTGCACCTTTTGTTGTACGTTCTGTTGTACGTTTTGTTGTACGTTTTGAACAATCGGGAAGGGGATAATCTCATATCGTCCTGCTTGGTTTACCCTCTCGGACTTCTTGTATTTAATGCGGTCATTTTCTATTAATATTTGCCTTGCCCTGTCAAATTCTCTGCGGCTCAAACCACATGCGGCCTGTAACGTCCCATTCGGGGTAGTAAATACCTGTTGCCATCCAGCCTTATTACAAACAGCCATTAATTCATGCCATAATGCAATTGCGCTGGCAGGTAACGGGTTCACTTCCCTCCACCGGTTAAAGGCCAATATTTCGGCAAGATAATTCATCCCCCACCCACCCATCAATTAAACAGCCTTAACGCGGCCTAACTCACACCCTCAAATAAGTCCATCCCTAAACGCGGGTCATCCTCTTTAATCTTCTTTAATCTTCTCTTTGCGTTTTCTGTTCTTCTTGCAATATCTGTTTTCGTGAATCACGGCCCCACGAAATGTAAAGAATTTCTTATCACAAAAATTGCATTTATATACATTGTCGTTTACCGGTTGAGGCATCCTGCTACTCCCCCTCCCCCGTTATATAAGCAAAGCTCGCGTTCATGATATACTCCCCGCTCGTCCTCCGTTCAATCTCCTGCCGTAGTGTGGCGTTTTCTTGCTGTAGCTGTTGAATATCGCTTGCTAATAGCCGCAATACCTGGGTTTCTTGCTGTTCATGCCACCACAGTATGGCGGGTAAGGCAAGATAGAGGATGGCGGTAATTATGGTTATGTAGCGCATGTATGGCCTCCTCCGGGGCAAAGCCGCAACCTTGCCCCTGTTGTTGCTGTGGTGTTACATCACGTCAACGGTAATATTTTTCCGGCTTGCCAAATAATCCGCTTGATGGACAATGAACTCGTCTAATTTTTGCGGTTGCTGTATGCCCCATTGACCCATATGGCAAGCAATTAACCGCGCTATATCCTCGCCATGTTCGCCAAAATATTCCTTGACTTGCTCTGCTGCCTTCATTTCGTGGTCTTTGTAGTCGCTCAAATCGTATTTAACACCATATTTAAAGGTGTCATGCAAGATCATGGCGGCAGTCATTTTGTCCCGTTCTATATCGCTAAAAGTGTTCTTCATAAAATCAAGGTTTAACGTGTGCCGAAGAATCTTCACAGCGGCTATTGTGTGCCGTAATAACCCACCTTCGCCCAACGTGTAAGAAGGGTGATATTTGCCGGAAGAACTAGCGGGTATTTTTTGAAAGTATTCGGGAACCTTTTCAGTTAAAAATGATTCAACAAGGTTCTGAATATCTTCTGAATCAATATAAAAGCCAGCCATATTTTTAAGAGTGTTAAAATCAGACATGTAATTTTCTCCTCTCGTTATTTAAAAAGGAATATCCTCGTCCGGGAATACATCAGAACTATATTGGCTGTTGCTGGATGTGCCGTTCAATTTCTTAACCTCCGGCGCATCCACTCCTTTTCTGATCTGTTCAACGCTGCGGATAAAGCGGCATTTGGTGGAAAGTTTCAATTCGTTGTTGTTGTTAATGTACTCTTCCTGCCCAAATACGCCGCCAAATAACTTGCCTTTCAATGTTTTTTCGTCCCAATTCCATTTGTAGCCGTTGTTGCTGTTTTCTATGGCTTGAATCATGCCTTTAAAGAATTTAAGGCTGTTGCCCTCCGTTAGTTGGCGGTATACGCCCTGCCATTTTGCGTCCGGGTTATTTTCGGTTTTCTTGGTAAATTGCTCACCGTAATAATTAGCAAATTCGCCTTCGGCAATATCGAAGAGGATTATTAAAACCTCTTTGCCTGTTTGTGTAGTGTCAATAGTAGCCTGTTTAATTTTGCAAATATGTCCACCAGGGGGGAGAATCTTAAATTCTCCCGTGAAAGCCTCTGTATTGTCCCATTCAGCCGGTTTATTCATTTTCATATTCCTCCAATCGTTTAATAACTTCGTTCAAATCGTTTTCGATTTCAAATTCCTCAAAGCATCCAAAAGGGCTTTTAGCTGTACTTCCTTTTGCTTTGGTTTCAAAAATGTGCTTACCGTCTAAACATTTAGCAATCAAAACGGTAGTAAATTTGCTTTCAAGGACGATCTTATCCAGCTTTTTGCCACTTGTTTTAATTCTTGTGAAAGTAAAACCGCTATCGTCTCTTTCTGTCTGTGTGTGTGCTAAAAACACTATAGTCAAGTCATCCCGGTAAAGGTGAGCGTTGCTTATTAAATCCCATACACTCTGCGCCATATCTTGCCATTTGTCGTATCCTTTTTCTTTCATGCGTTTCATTTCATCATCGACCATGATTGTGTTAATGGTATCTACAACAATGACTTTTATGTGTGCGGCCTTTTCACTAATACCGGAAATAATAGCAGCAATTTTGTTTACATCGCTAGTTTGAACATAGTTTTTTGCTTCGGTATTGTATTGCTTCTTCCAACCTTTCCAGCTTAACCCCTTACGATCTGCGTCAATGATATATGTCGTTTTGGGGTCAAGATTGCGGAGACTTGTCGTCTTTCCAGAGCCAGACTCCCCGGCAATTGCTATAACCCTGCTCATACTCACCCCACCTTAATGTATTTCCCTGGTACTAACTCAGCACCGGGGACTTTAACATCATCCTTGATAGCCTCATATATGAGGGTCTTATCTATCGTTTCGGTTATAGTGGTTTTCTTGTAACAGGCCGGGATTTGGTTACTGTCGATAATGTGAACCATTCCCTTGCTATTTCGTAAACTAATAGGCCCAAGTTCCGTTTGAATCTTCGTTTTACCCATTGCCTCCATGTTCTTTTCCCAGTAACCTTTCAGCCATTCCAAACGATTTTCTGCGGTCCTGCGCCACGCTTTAAACTGTTCTTCCCGCTTTTTGCAAGATTCGATATAATCTTCCAACTCCATAAACACGGCAATGCTATTTCGTGCTTTTACCTCTATTGCATCGTTTATACTGTCTAATGTATCGCTTAACGCTTGTGGGGAAAGGTCATCCCTCCCCATCAATTCAGCGTATGCCGCGCTAAGATCATACAGCTTTGGCAACATCTTGTTTTACCTCCTCCTCTTTCTTCCGCTTCACATACTGCCTCGGCACTCCCTCAATCTCCATCAGCCGCCGCGCCTTTATAAATGCCGCCGCTTTCGTCTCTGCGGGAACATTGCGGATAACGGCGGTTATGCCGTGCTTTTGGTCAAGGACTGTAACGTCGAAGATTTTCATATTGTGGCCTCCTTTTCGTCCCAATATTGGTCAAAATCCAATCCCGTTTCTTCGTCGTACCATGAAAGCCAATCTTGTTCTTCTTCGTCCCATTCTTCTAATACAGTTGCATTGGCGTAATCAGGCTTGATCTTGTTTTTAAATTGGAACAGGTCATAATCAGCAAGGACATCAAAGATTTTCTTGGCTTCTTCTAAATCCTTAACAGAGACTATAAATGGCTTACATGGAATTTGTGGGAAGTGACATACGCGAAGTTTTTTCATCAGCAGCACCCCCTCGGGCAGTAAATATCATACCCGCCGCCCGTGTAATATGTCTGTTCGTTGTAATCTATAGCCGTATCCGGGTATTTAACCTCAATCATTGTGCTCCCACACCACGGACAATATTCGTCGGTAGTATGGCTTTCCGGCTGAAACATCTCCTGCGAGAGAGGATGGCTAAAGCGGTCAAGGGGAAGGGTTAAATCGGTGAATCTACTCATTTTCGCCCACCTCGACAAATTCACCACATGCTAACATGTACCACGTATCCTCTTTTAGCGTTACTCCGTCAATTTGCGCTGACTTGACACATACCGGGATAGCTTTATCTAATTTTTCATCATATTTCCATTCGGCCAACGTAATCCAGCAGCCAAGTTGCGCTTTAATCTTGCTATTATGACCGGCGCACATACCTACGGAGTATTGGCCTGTAATGTCGATCTTGGCATAGTTGCCACTTGAACCGATCTTGGCATAGTTGCCGCTTGAACCGATCTGGGCATAGTCGCCGCTTGAACCGATCTTGGCATAGTTGCCACTTGAACCGATCTGGGCAGAGTTGCCACTTGAACCGATCTTGGCATAGTCGCCGCTTGAACCGATCTGGGCAGAGTTGCCACTTGAACCGATCTTGGCATAGTTGCCACTTGAACCGATCTTGGCATAGTTGCCGCTTGAACCGATCTGGGCAGAGTTGCCGCTTGAACCGATCTGGGCAGAGTTGCCACTTGAACCGATCTTGGCATAGTTGCCGCTTGAACCGATCTTGGCATAGTTGCCACTTGAACCGATCTGGGCAGAGTTGCCACTTGAACCGATCTTGGCATAGTCGCCGCTTGAACCGATCTGGGCAGAGTTGCCACTTGAA